CGGTGGAACCCACAACAACTTATTACTATTAGTGTCAATAACTCTCAGCCAAGGGTAGTATGTTGCCGCATAATTACTATCAATTTCGCCTGCCTTTGCCGTAGCAGTTGCTAAGGTAGCATTTAATCCAGTGGTATCCATGAGATAGAAGCAATCGCCGCGATCTTCGCAAAGAGTTAATGCTTCATTTGCAATATATGAGTGATACTCGTAAATAACGCCCGGTAGTACCAAAAGATTGAAATCAAATTGATCCGGATTACTAATTGCTTGCAATGCTTTCTTGTATGCTTTTGAACCGGCTGAAACTGACGTTGCTAAATTAAATCCTTGTGAATTTGTTGCAACGATGTCACTACCCAATTTAATATCTCGTGCTGGATTCATACCATCAAATCCGCCTTGGAACGGAACCGTAAATCTACGGTATGCTAAACTATCGGAATCAGACAAACTGATTACTTTAGCGGTAGTTCCGTTTGGTACGTCCGTTAAATTACCTAATGAGAACGCAGATCCAACCGATACAGATCCAGATGGAATTGGTCCAAGGTATGAGTTATTGGTTTCGTTTCCTGCGTCAAAATCCCATCCATAGTAGTAACGCTTATCAATTGATTCAGTTGTGTATCCAGCAGTTCCGCCGTTATACCAACGAGTTGTTACATATGTTGGAGATGTAAGTTGTGCTGCTGCTACAGATACCGTTGAATTAATTGCCGCAAATCCAAACGGAAGAGCTGTTGCAGGTAATTCATCCGTATTCATCTCAACACGAATATATTGTGAAAGATTTGGGAAATCACCTTGATAATACATTTCACCCGTAACAGTATCTTCTGTTGGAGCACTGTTACCGATCACACGAGCAATATACTGTGGACTATCTGGGTCCAAGTTTAGATTATCATATTGTTCCAATATTTCCAGACGCGTGTCCGTGTCGTCATAGCGACGAACCAACATGGTAAACGAGCCATAATCATAAAGTGCATCATCACTTGGTTTAACATTTAAGAATGATACTTTGATTTCTTTGTTTGCATTATTACCATCACTTAATGTATGAATCTTGAACAAATTAAGAGTTTGTCCGCCGATTGTTTGTGATTGAATCCACGGGGTTGTTGCATTTGTATATGTCCCATATGTTGTTCCGTTAAAATTCAATATGGTACTTGATGTTTCTGCAAAGAATGAAGCAGAAGATCCTAATGATGAAGTTACTGCACCGGGGAACAATGCATAAATAAATGAATTTTTATTTGTATCTGCCGTTAATGCAAAATAATCGCCAAAATACGTGCTTGATCCTTCTACTGGACTGAAACTTTGGCTAATGTTTGTACCGCCTGATGCACTTACCACCAAACTAAAACTTGATGTGGTACCTGCCGCCGTGGCTACTGTCAACGTATTACCAATACTACTTGGGTGTAGTACTGCATAAAGTCTTCTACCGTTTGATCCAGTAGTGTAAACAGCAACTGATTTTACTGCGGTAGGATCATATCCTTCTGTTCCTAATACACGAACGATGGTTGCCACACCAGCTTCACGTAAATAATTTTTTGCAGTTAACCCAGTGTAGTGATTTGCATCGGCTTCACCAAAACGGGTAACATATTCTTGTTGACTTCTTACAATAGTTGGGATAAATGCTGGACCTTTTGGCGTTGGTCCAATAAATGCACCTCCAATTTCGCTGATACCCTGTGTTAAGAAACTTATATCTCTTTCACGGGTAAAAACTCCAGGCGATACGATCCGCTCATTTGCCATACAAATCCTCCAATGGGTTATATTATTCTGTTATTTCCCCGGTGTCTATATTGATGTTTCCGGTTCCATATTTCTGCTGTAATGTCTCAAATAAAACCCTTTCTTTTGATTGAAAATTTACGAATTTTTCTTGTTGCTCCTTGATTGTTTGCTGTACTTGTTCTAATTGAGTTTCCAACATAAATTTGTTCAAACTCAATTCTCCTAAAGTAGTAACAATTTCAAGAAGTGTTTCTCGTAAATTTTTAATATCAAGAAGTTCTTGTTCCGTAACTTGTTTCATAACAACCTCGTGTAAATAGTATACATAGAATAAATATACAAAAAATACTCAAAACATCATTTATTATTTTGTGAGACAATCAGTTCCGTATCAAACACCACTTTTTTAGGAGAATATACCAATCTCGTCGTGCGTTGACGATTACCATATTTGTCCAATGCACTTTGGGGAAGTATGTATGCCTTCACCGTAAAATTAAATTTACTACGAACCATTCTGGCATCTTTTGATGGAAGATCTGTGATTTGTTCAAAATCTCCCATTTTTACTTTAAATTTATAGTTGTTTTCTTGTCCCCAATATTCATCGTTTTCAAATGAAACTTGTTCAACAACTTTATTCATTTGCTCCATGAATTCCGTCCATATCATTGATTCATAACTAATATCATAATAATCTGGGATCATCGTTTGTTGATATTGTTCACTTGGAGTTATTCCATTCAGTGCTGCAAATTTATCATATATATTTCGTGAATTCCAGCCCGTTTTAAACACATACGATTGATATTTGTTCGTCGGGTTGTTGATGGCGTTTTCTTTCATACCAGTTCTACGGATCATCATGATGGGTAATTGAATCATACCATTTTTATCACGATACATGCCATCTTGTTGAGCACTTTTCCACCGCTCGGGGTTTCCATAAATAACGGGAATTTGTATTTGCTTTCCCTGTTGATTTACTACTGGTTTTATGTTTGTTTGTAAATAATTAATAATTGCCGTATCAATCGTCTCCAATCCAACGACAACCGGTGTACTATCTCCCTCGGCGGTTTTTGTGTCTAATCCACGATTTTGCCATCGTGGATTTGTAGTTTTATTTCTATCAAAAGTTGGAATGGTCATATATGGGTATCCTCAATGTTGAGGTTGCTTCTACGAGTTAGATGTGCTTCACAAATTACTGCTTGATTATATTCAGGTCTGCCGGCAATTAATTGTGCTTCGTTAACATTGTTTATTGCATAATAATTTTCGTTGTACTTAATAAAATCACCGACTTCTGGATATACATCAACGTCTTGTAATAGTTTACGAACGAATCTAAATTCTACGTCTGTTTGATTAATATCATATCCAAATCCAGCTTCTGTTTCTGCTACCTTTTTTGGATACTTGATAAGTCCATTTAAACTAATACCCTTGTAGTATGTTTTTTCTACAGCTTCACCATAAATATTCACATTTACTACATCGTTAATAATTTTGTATAAGATAACTTCTACGTCAATCACATCAACCACAATTTCTTTGTTGATGTGTTGGAAAAATTGAAAATCACGAGGGGTGACGAATTTTGGCATTATTTCTTTCTCTGACGAAGTAGCTTCATAGCTGCTTGTCTAGCCGGATGGTCCTTGTCATAACTAAGAGCAGTCTTAACTAAAATATCGTTTCCGGTTTCAGGATTCTTAATCTTTTGATTGAGTTGTGGTCCCAAAGTCTTTTTCAAATTTACCGAGTGAACAGCCTTTACAAGCTTTAAGGCGTTTTCCTTACTGATGCTTGGGTCTTTGTACCATGCATCTTGTACCACATCAAGGTACTTCTTAATGTCTGGTCCCGGCTTAATTCCAAGTATAGTGATAATATCATTACCGTTGATAGGTAACTTTGGTTTCTCAGTCTCAGTTCCTTGTAGTAGAGTCTTTATCTTAGTGACGATGTTTGGAATTTGATTTGGCATTGAAGAATATTCACTGTGCGATACGTTATCGGCGTGCATCACCTTCATAGCTGTTCCAAAATCGGGTCCAAGACGAACTGCAAACTTTCTCAACTGTTTATCAGAAGCTTTTTCACCATCCTTTCCCGTTGACTTCAACATCATATGACTTGAGACAACCTTTTTAACTGTCTCAATTTCATTTTTGTTGTAACGAAGACGAGACATAATCTTCTCAGCCATCTCTGCTCCAACATCTTCGTGCATATAGAAATGCACTCTACCGTCAGGACCAACAGAACGTGTCGCTGGCTTTCCGATGTCATGGAATAGAGAAGACAAACGAGCCATCAAGTCAGGCGGTGTGTTCTTTACGACCTCAAGAATATGGTCGTATACATCATCTTTGTGATACTCATTTTGTGTTACACCTACGCAAGCGTCAAGCTCAGGAATAACGTGCTTGTTTAATCTGCTGGCAGTCAACAAGCGAAGCGCCTTATCAGGGTTCTCCGTAACCAACATTTTGTTCAATTCATCTCTGATTCGTTCCTGTGAGATGTTCTGTAGCATATCAGCGTTCTTCTTAAGGGCCTTTACCATTGACAGTGGCATCTTCCAGTTGTACTTCACTGCAAATCTAATTGCACGAAGCATACGAAGAGGGTCATCCTTGAACGTCTGGTCAGGGTCGGTAGGTGTACGGACAATCCCCGCTTTAATATCTTCAATACCCCTTCCTGTTAGGTCTTTAATTTCACCAGTAACAATGTCCTTAAATAGAGAGTTTACTGTAAGGTCACGGCGAAAGGCATCGTCTTCCAAGTCGGCATAGACGACTTCTGGCTTACGACTTCCTTTCTCATACTTCTCGCCGCGGGTCATTACTACTTCAATGTCTACATTAGACAAGTCAATCTCGCCGTCTGTAATACCACGAAGGTTAAACTTTGCAGTACCGAAACGTGGAAACGTCAATGGATTAGTACCTTCCTTGTAACGACCAATTCTCTTTGTCACCCACTCAGCAAATTTGATACCACCATCGGGCATAGACACCACAATGTCAATGTCCTTTACAGGCTTGCCCATAATTTCATCGCGCACAGCTCCACCGGCTAGGAAAGTTCTACCTTCAAATTCGGTACCCTTTACTAGCTTTCCAAGAAACTGTAAGGCACGTTGTTCTGGTGTATTATTCATTATGCAATAAAAATAGGTACAGGAACGCGATTAAATATATTTTGCATTGCTTCGGCGTTTTCCATTTGTTTTTTCATTTGTGCTTGATGGCCGGTCTGCTCTAAGGTTTCACGAATTTCGTCTATTAACGCTTTCTTTTCTTCTGCTGCTTCTCGACGGAGAGTTTCACCATCTAATCGTATAGACGCATCTGGAATAGGAATTTCTTGATACTTAGAACGAATTGTACCCAATAATTCTTTAGAAAGTGCCAATGTATATTTGTATATCCATAGTCGTCCCATACCGTTGATATTCATATATTGGATATTATCATATGGAATGTTAGAAAAATCCGATACAGTAGAATTTTCTGATCCAGATTGTAATAATGCATTACCCGACGATTTATCGTCAACCACCATGTAATCAAACCAAATAGTTTTATTCTCCGTGAAAATTGGAGCAAATCGTACTACATTATTGGATACTGTAAAACTATATTGACTCTTACGAATCATATCATTCACTTCAATTGCTTGAATACGAAGAAGATCTTCAAATGCTGGCATCATAACGAATGTGACTGGTGGAGAATATCCATCAAATCCAAACTCACTCATTAAATTCGTCAAGCCAAGGCCCGTTGTGGCAAATGGATCGTAGTATCGGGCAATTGCAGGTGGCATATAATGATAGATACGACGAATTTCAATTGTTTTGCCACTTTCACTTACATCTGCCCATAATGTTTTCAAATCGTATGATTGTGTATATGCGTATGCTGAAATACTTCCCTTTTTCACTTCAACGTTTCCACCACTTTCTGCCTCGGTTCCGTAATGTGCAGAAATTTTTACTAGTTGTGGCAGTGGACTGGAAATAATATTTCGTTGGGTAATATTTGTACTAGTAGACATTCCTTGCACCGACAACATATGTTCTCGTGCGTTGAATTGGTTGACTTGATTACTGTATGTTGTGATTGCTTCTTCAAAACACGCATAAATTTGACGATGTGTTAATTCTACATCCACAACCGGATATCCTAGTCGTCGAGCTACAAATGATGCGGCTTTTGGAGCTTCCACTTGAAAATCCGCATCTTGATCATAAAATCCAAACGGTGTGAGTCCATATGGATTAACAGGACGTTCTTCAAATGTAATTGGTTCGCGGTTTTGCATACATATCCTCAACTAAAGACATATATAAATATCAAATTAATTAACTTAACATTATGTTTAATCTATTTATAGTGTACAACACTCACTGTTACTTTTAAAGGAAATTTTATATGAAACCTATAATTCGTTGGATACGTGCTGTTTGGCATCGACTATTTTTCAGAAACGAAGTTTCACCTCAACCCGTTCAGCCTACTCGTACTCGTATGACTGTGGGAATAGTGTGTCATTTATTAAGACCAGAAGATCTTGTTGCACTGCGTGAAATGGGAGTACGACATGTAAGATTGTCTCTGTATCCTACCGGTATAGGTTCTGAGTGGTTTGATGTTGCCGCTGAAAACAACTTGGACGTTATTGGAGTATCATATCGTGATCCTAGTTTATGGGAAGCTGATAAGCAACGGTGGCCCAATGTTCACTGGCAATACGGTAACGAAATAGAACATCTTGCTGTGGAACCAACAACCCCAGGTGCCTTATGTCCGGGTATTCGCACTGATACGAATCGTGATGCAATTGAGAAATACGTTGAACGTATGCCGACTGGACAGATTCTTGCCTTTCACTCATACGGGCAGCCATTGACTCTAGCTGCTACACGAAGACTTCAAGCAGTTAGTGGATTTGACCGAACTTTGTGGTGCACGGAAACTGGACAAATGGGCGGAACTCAACAAGAATTACACGATACATTGAAAATTCTTGAAGATGCCGGTGTAGAAAGAACCTACGTTTATGCATTGTATTCTGACATCGGATATACCATTACTCCCGCACAACGAGTAGCTATAAAATCATGGATTGATATGCAATCTTAAACTATAACTATAGGTATTGAATAATAAAAGGGGTGGCTTTTGCCACTCTTTTTTTGCACAGTTGGTACTATATATATCTGACTGAACTACTTACTTTGGACTACTCTATGCCACGCAATATACAAGCAATTACATGTAAACTTTGTAATAAAACATTTTCGTCCGTGGGATTAGCTACACATTTACGCACTAAGCATAATATAACAACCGATGAATACATAAAACTTCATGGTGAATTTAGAAAAAATATTTTAAAAAAAGTCGTGGATGATACGGAACGATGTCTTATTTGTAATGATGAAACTTTATACAATCCGGTAAGTCTCACATGGCATCTTAAAAAATGTCATAACTTAAATAAAATTGAGTATGTTAAACAATATATTTTACAAAATAACATTCCTACCTGTAAATGCGGCTGTGGAACACCCATTTCAATAAAACCTTATAAACCATATATAGTGACAGAATTTGCCACCGGGCATAACAGTAAAGGTGTTAATAATCCTCGGTACGGAGTCAATGTAGCCACTACCACTAGACGTAAAATGCAATTAAAGGCACAGTCTAGAATGGAAGAATATAAATTATTAGGAAAGACTGCACCAATGCACACCCCAGATGCAATTGCTACACGAGCTAAACTACAATCTGATGCGTTTGTTAATAGAGCTGAACTGGAATATAATGTTACTATATTAGAACGTAATAAAATTCAAACTACCGTGGAGTGGACTGTCCAGTGTAATAATTGCTATACAACATTTACTCAATATCATTCTAGTTATTTTACTTGTTGGACATGCAATGTACGTCATAGATCGTTAAAAGAACAAGAAATGTTAGATATATTTACTTCACTGGGCGTACAATTTGTTAGCAATGATCGTAAAATATTAAATAACAATAAAGAATTAGATTTTTATTTTCCCGATCATCAATTGGCAATTGAATTTGATGGATTATATTGGCACAGTGAACTTCAAG